ATTGAGCTAACCATTTTTTTAGGGCTGGGAGCGATAATTGATCAAACCGTTCAAGGTTGACCATTGAAAACTGACGAATAAAGGGAAAGATAGCAACATCTAACCAGCTTTGCTTATTACCCAATAAAAATTGGCTTGACTTAAGAGCAATATCCATTGGCTTTAGCATCAGCTCAATTGCGGCGTTTAGCACATCGTTTTGATTCAAATTGGGATGCCGATTGGGATACTTGTATTGATCAAGCAATGCCAACAGAAACCCGTTCTGTGTGCGCTTTACTTGGGGTGCGTGCTCTTTTGCAAGAGTCAGCAATTGCTCGTTTATAGCGGGGCAAATAGCAGTAAATGACATAATTATTGCGTTTGAAAATACTTGTTTTAATTTTCCCGATTCGAGGGCGGGATATGCCCTTAATGCGGAAGGTCGCCACCTAAGTTACCGAGCGGTAACAATGCAAATATACATAAAAATAAAACACCCGCAACAAATAAATATTCGTTACGGGCGCATCATGAACCAACTTAAAATGAAAATACTATTTCTTGCTACCTGATAGCGTGCGTTGTTTCTCTAAGTGTTGTTCTGCTCTCAATATATTTTGCTCAGCACGAGTCATAGGCTTGCTTGGTTCGCCTTTAGGTGCTGGTGCTGGGTTTGGATTCGGTTTATCATCTGCATTGCTCACCGCAAATATACCCGCAGTTTTGCCTTCCAATACAAGTGCATCGGTTAATGACAATTCCTTCTTTTTATCGTCATACACTTTTGCCCCGTTTAGGTCGGTTAGAATTATGTTATTGCTGTCATCCAAATCAACCTTGTATTTCTTGAGGAAATCATTTGTAAAGCCCGGCAATACATAATTAGGCGCACCGTTGATTTTGTGCTTCGTCAATTCGGATGTAATTACCTGATTTATTTTGAACTGCTTTAATTCAGTTTGAGCCTGACCTTTAAGCGTGGGTATAACATTCTCGTCATACTCTTTCACTTTGTTTTCGTAGTCAATTACTTGTTGCTTCAAGTTATTGACTTGCTCAACTAATTCTTTGTTGCCCGACTTGTCAGATAGTTTGCCTTGTGCTAATTCCAACACCTTGCTGAAATCGCCTTTGACGTCCTTTATCTCGGCTTCGGTCAGTGAAAATATCTTCTTTACGGCTGTGGTGGCTTCGGCATAGCCTGCACCTTTACCCGCTTTGTGAATCTCGTCTTTTACCTTCTCTTTATAGAAGTTGATGAAATGCTCTTCGGTACTCTGAACTGATTCAGACACGTCGAAGGTATCATCGGCAGATTCCAGAGCCGATATAACCGACTCTGGAACGCCTAATGATTTAATGAACTCAATTGCTTTTGACATAAAATATAGTTGCTGATGAAAATTATGTAATTACGCCTCTACCTGCTTCTTTGGTTTATGAGCAGGTTTAACTACTTTGGCTTCTGCTTCGGTTTCAATTGCAGTTGGCACAATCGACCATCCGTGAAATGGGCTGAGTTTGCCTTTAATTGAAGTTAAATAAACCGACTCAGCCACCACCGTTTGTTTGCCAGTAGCATCATTCTGAATGAGCACCTGACCTGCTTGTAAATCTGCCATGTTAGAATCTTCTCCAATTAATTGTATTTGCCACACGAATCTGAGGTGAGTCAATTGTGGTGTTGTAAATAATTGTACCTACTGGCGTAAATCCCCAATTGAATAAACTATCACGCTGAATTGTACTCACGCTGAGTTGATTCAAATTTGGAGGATTGAAATAAGCATTTAAGAAATTAGCACCAACCGCAGTAATACCATACGTAGTCAAATGATATTGAGTCTTACGATAACGAGTTACAATTGAACTATCAGACACACGTCTGATGATAATCATTGTATCTGCGCCAACTGTGGAATAGTACGCCAATACATTACCTGCACCGATGTAATCGAATGGATTTACAACGAGTGAGCCTGACTTCTGTGATTTAATAGTAATCACTTTGGTACTTGCATTTTGCGACACGGTAAGGGTGTCACGAGTTTGCGCTTCAACTTGAATGGTAGCAACCATAAGGAGCACTGAGAGAATGAATGAAAATAGTGTTTTCATATTTATTGTGTTTAAGAATTACAAATTTACGATTTATCTTTCAATAACCACCGCCAAAATCTTACGACAAAATAACCGACCGAACCTGCTACGGCAGGCGCAATAATTATCTTAAAGAATAAACCATCTGTGTTAGTGAGGTGCGCCCATACGAGCGATGCTATGCTGAATAGGATTGATACAAGGTACTCCCATAAATTGTCAGGACTCATATTTATGTTAGCCATTGTACCATTCCTCCCATGATTCTGCTTGCTCATTGCTTGCTGTGTTAGAATTGAATGGAATAATCATGCCTTGCATATCGTTTTCATTGGCATAATCGCTTGGTGAATAAATGCCGTATGGATTGCCGTCAGCATCCATCTGCATGCATTTAATTGTTCTGATTCCCTGTGGTGTTTCAGAGCGGTAAAAGTGTCCGATTTGTATCATATTTATTTGTCGAGTTGTAGTAATTGAATTTCCGTGCCCACCTTAAACAGACCGAATAAAGTATTTGATGTTGTAATTTGAATGCTTGTGATATTGGTTGTTGCATCCCTAAACATTCCACCACCTGATGTTGAGCCATAATATGCTGTACTTCTTTGATACGAACCAAAGTGCTGTATTGGTCGAAATGCTGTTGAGCCTAATACCATTGGCGATATAGTTACAGCACTGCTAAAGGTTACAGTTGCACCTGTATTTACAATAGGCACACTACCAATTATGAATTGTAAATTGGAAGCACTTGTTAGAGCAAACCCTCCTTGAGTTATGTAGGTTGATACCGATGTATAACCACCAACTGTATTAATCGCATTAAATCGCATTATTAATTGTAAATCAGTCGTAGCCGTACCCGTAGCAACTCCATTAATTACCAATTGCCACAATTTAGAATTGTTACCATTTAAGCCTGTAATGTTTATAAAATTCGTATCGCCCACAACGTACTGTGTATTGGCTTCAAGCGGTGAAGGAAGTGCTGATACGACCTTAATTGTCTTTAATAATTGGAGTTTAGGAATTACGCCCGGGTTGAGATTGTTTATAGCCGTATAAATAGCACTCGAACCTGACACAACACTGCCATTGATTTTGAATATAAAAGAACTAATCAGGAATCGCTGTACTTCGGTCTGCACGTCTTTAATTATTATCTGCGTGCCTTGACCGTATGCGACAAGGGTATCACAATTGACGTTCGTAACGAGTATATTCTTTACATTGGTTCGCCACTGCAATTGAACAAATGCGCTTGTACTCGTTATGTATAGCGTGTCTTGCGATTGGGCTGATACGTTTGCATAGCCAATAATACCAAACAGCATCCAAATAATGGTGCGTTTTAATTTAGGAAAAGGAAAAATTTGTAACATCTTGTCTGTACTATAATTAATGGAAGTTTATTCATTGTCATCAGGCTCAGGCTCAAATACGGGAATCGCTTTATGCCTACATCTATACCCGCCACGATAGGTGCAGAATGAAGATGTAGTTGTTGCGAGATTCATTCCTGAACCACTTGTAAATGCCCACTTTATTTCGGCTTGCAATTGATTGACGGGTATTTTGCCATCAAATTTCGATACCCACCGAATACACTGCGGACGAGAATCGCCAATTAGCGAACCAATATACATGATATAATTCGTGCCGTATGTTGTGCGGAATTGGTCATAGATTTGACCATCATATTGAAGTATGCCATCCTGCGCCCACGTCATAGCGTAGCGGGTCAAGCGTGCATATTTCTGCCCCTCTTGTTTGGTAAGAAAATCGGATATGTAATTACGGGTGTCGGTTAATTTTGAACCTGCAAATACATTACGTTGCAATGCTTCACGAATCGGCTGACGTATTTCGGCTGTCAGTGAATCGCCTGTCATGTTATTGACAATCGTTTCAATTTGTGCCGTTCTAATTTGACTCACGCCTAATCTATCAAAGTCAATTTTTACTTTTGGATTGTAATTGGTTAATACTTGCTGAGATAGTTCTGTAATTTCTTCAATGCTACGAACGCACTGAGCAACGGCACTTGGATATTTGCTGTTATTAATCGCTTCGGCAAGAATTACATTAATTCTCTGCAAGTATTCTGCACTGCCCTCCATGATGAATTTACCATCGGCGTTGGGAAATGTACTAATGTAAGAAGATAATGCCGTCACCATCTTCTTAGTGGCATCGTCAGACCCGAACTGAACCTGTGCGAGTGTATCGTCTAATATCTTCTCGATTTTATCTTCGGGTGACATGGTAACTACTCAGGTATAATTATTTCAGTTCGTACAGGCTTCGCAACTAAGGCAAATTCGGCATTCATATCAGCAAGTAATGCATCGTCATTTTTCGTGAGCCACTCCGCACCGTTACGGCTTATGAGTTTATAAACGATGCTGTCTGCCATGAGGTGACGCTGTATATCAACTTCATTGACTGCGCCCAGCATACTGGCAGTTTGAATGTCAGCCATTGATTGACCGTAAAGAGAGTCAAACAAAATAACGGCATCCAGCATCCGCTCGGCTTCGGCTTCACCTGAATATCGTTTCTTGACCAGTTCACGCTGTGCCCTAATCTTTACCTGAATCGGTGCGTTGGCTTCGTTCAATGCTTTCAATTCATCAATCAGGCTTCCTTCGTTGCGTATCATGAAGGATTGAGGCGCAACAACGATAGGCATTTCAGGATTGACGATGTTTCTTAACCTAATCAATAGCCATAAATGATTCCAAATGATGTGCTTAAACATGTGGTCGGAAATCATTTTAATTAGGGTGTATTTGCCTTCTCTATCTACTTCTTTTGCATCACCGCTCTGTACACTATCATTGAATAATTGATAGATACTTTGCTCTGCTTTTTTAATTAGCATTTCCCACGTTTCGCCCATGTAGCGCAGACCTTCAACTGGAGGCTGTACAAATGAAATCGGGTCGTCTACCAATGTTTGATTTTCAAGTGTTGTGCTGTCGGGTACTTTAACAATGTACTTGCCATAAGGACTTCGGACATTGACCGAACCTGTGCCATTGCATGAATTGCATTTACGCCTATTCTCGCCTTCTGCATCCCACACATAGCCATTATCACAACCTTGTGCATTGCATGGCATTTCCTTTTCAACAACTTGCGGATAGCCTGTCATTAATCTTGATGCTTTCCAATCGTCAAAGGCTTTCAATGCTTCGTTTCCGTATGCAATAAAACCTGATAGGAATGACTTGTAGTAATCAATGAATTGAGGCATTGCAAGGTCGTTCAAATCGAACGTGCCGTTGTTGTTTGTGTACGGCATCCAACTGCCGTAATCCTTCTCACCAAACATCGCTTTACGGGTCTTGTAATCATAACGTCCGATTGACGTGGCAGACAATCCACCATTTAAAACGATTGGTATTTCACCTAAATTGTGAACGTACCAAGGCTCGGTCGTGAATGATGTTTCGCCACTTTTGCTTGCAGGCAATTTATACTCTCTGTGCTTATAATAAGCATCACGAGTAATTGTAATGAACACACGACCCACCGTGCCATCATCGAAATAGAAACGGTCTTCGGGCTTGTAAAATGTAATTCTGTCTTCGGTTAGTTCCGTAATACAAACCCAATAGATTTGGTATGGTTTCGGGTCGAGTTGTATCGATGCATCTTCAACGCCTTCACCTGCTGGCAACCACGTCAGATAACCGTTAGGGTCGGAT